GTGCAATAGAGGGAGACAACTCTGATAATCTGTCTGGAGTTAAAGGAGTTGGTCGAAAGACAATTGCAAAAAACTTTCCAATGTTTGCATCTCCGGAGCAAGTCTCTATTGACGATCTTAAAAAAATATGTGAAGGAAAAGAGGATTGCAAACCTGAAAAGGCAATATTGGAAAACATAGAAACGGTTGAGATGAATTATAAGATAATGCAATTATATATGCCACTCATAACTGTAGATGCAAAAATGAAAGTGGAATCAATTATTGATGATTATCAATATAATATTGATATTAAATCTTTCAAAGAAGAGTGGAAAAAGGAATCAATTATGTCTGTTTCGTTTTTTCCACTATTGGAACATGCAAATAAAATTGTAAAGGAAAACAAAAAATGACAGAAGCGGCACAAAAAGAACAAGATAACGGCAAAAAACCACATTTCTCAAAATTTCCTCCACATTTTCAAACAAATTTAGTTAAGCTGATAATATCAGATAGACTATTTGCAGCTCAAATGCAAGAAGTGTTGGAATTATCTTATTTTGAAGATGATTATTTAAAAATTATGGTAGAAAATATCTTTAAATATAAAGATAAATACGGTACTCATCCCGGAACAGAGGCTGTGGATATGATATTTTCTCCAATTGAATTAAAGAACGTTGATCCGATCAAAAAGCAACAAATAACAAATTTGTGGCAAAATTTTCAAAAAAATAAAAAAGTAGAAGATCATGAATATTACATGAAACTAGCACTCGACTATTGTCGGTCACAAAAGATAAAGCAGGCAATCGTTAAGAATATCAATGACCTCGATGAAGCGAACATTGACAACTTTATGGACGTGCTTACCAAGGCCGCCGCGCTCGGAAATTCACAAAATTTTGGACACGATTATGTCGAAGATTTTGAAAAAAGATATGAAAAAGATCTAAGAGAAACAATAACACTTGGTGATCCTGTCGCTGATGAATATACAAATGGCGGCATTGCTAGAGGTGAAGTTTTCGTTTACGTTGCTCCTCGTTCTAAGGGTAAAACTTCTAGAATGGTAAGAACGTCGTGTAAAAATCTCCAAATTGGAAACAATGTCGTATATTTTCACATGGAAATGTTATCTGAAGAAATTGGGCAAAAATTTGATGCTTGCTTAGCCGAGCTTCATCTTTCAAAATTGAAAGAGAATAAAGAAGTTATTAGACAGAAACTCGAAGATCTTCCTGGTAAACTTAAGATTATAGAAGAAGATTACGGGACGACAACACCGCGGCGAATCTTTAACAAGGTTCGAAAACTCGAAGATTCAGGGTTCAGAGTAGATTTAATTGTTATTGACTACATGGATATATGCTCGCCTACAAAAGTAATGAGAGATGATGATGGATCTATAGGCGGTATTCAAGTTTATGCAGAAGTAAAAAATTATGCTAAAAAGTTTGGATACAGAGTCTTAACTGGTGCTCAGACCAATAGAAAAGGCAATGAAGCTGAAATTATCACGAGTGAACATTTTGAAGGCAGAATTGCTCGTTTTAACCCATGCGATTTCGTTGTCGGATTCTCTTCATTTGGAAAAGCATCTCCATTAAAGACTCGCGTTGGAGAAGATGGTTGGGTTCTTGATGAAGAACGCGATTTTGGAAAAGTTTATACAAAACTATATAAACAAGGAGATAATGATATAGATCAGGTTGCTCAAAAATTGAACAGCTCTAAAAACGCACCAAAGAAAAGTTTAGCAGCAACTCTTCACTCCTTCATTAATAAAGAAAAGGATAAACTATGAAAGCACTTGAATTGAATTTTTTAGAAATTGATTATTGCAAACCTGTTCGTAGCGGGCTAAGAATATACATGAGCGGGCAGATATTTAAAAATAAACCATATGGAATATGGAAAGTTTTTAATGATAAAGGTGAGATTTCTGGAGAAATTGATTCTGACCTTATGACTATTTACAAAATTCAAAAGGAGAAAGGCAAATGACAAAATTTATTGATTCATTTTCTGAAGATGTTTGGAGAACAACGTATAAAGATATAAATGATAATACTGTCGATGATACATTTAGAAGAGTTTCAAAGGCTATTTCTGAAGCTGAAAAGACAGAAGAATTAAAGAGGGAGTGGGAAGAGAAATTTTTCGAAATGTTGTCAGACTTCAAGGCGATTCCAGGCGGAAGAATTTTGTCAAACGCCGGAACAAATTGGAGTAATACATATTTCAATTGTTTCGTTGGGCCTAGAGAGTCTTTCGATATTGATTCAATTGATGGAATATTATCTCATTTAAAATCTCAAGTGTTAACGCTGAAATCCGAAGGCGGGTGGGGAGATGATTTTTCTTATATAAGACCTAGAGGAGCTTTTATTTATGGAATTGGTGTTGAAAGTCCTGGTGCCGTTAAATATATGGAACTCTTCAACAAGAGTTCAGATGTTATAACATCTGGTTCCGGGAAAAAATCTTCAAAAAAAGAAGCTAAAGGAAAAATAAGAAAAGGTGCTATGATGGGCACTTTAGCTTGTTGGCACCCAGATGTGCTTGAGTTTATACAAGCAAAACAATCAGAAGGTCGTTTAGATAAATTTAATATATCTGTTAATTGCACAGATAAATTTATGAATAAATTACTCAAGGTGCAGGAACTTATTAAATCTAACTCTTCCAAAGAAGAGATAGACAAAGAAGATGTTTGGGAATTAATTTTTCCAGACACTACTCATGAAAGATATAAATCAGAGTGGAGAGGGTTTATAGATGAATGGGAGCAAAAAGGTTATCCAATCATTGTTTATAATACGATAAAAGTAACATATCTTTGGGATTTAATTATGAAATCTACATATTCAAGAAATGATCCGGGAGTATTATTTCTTGACAGAGCGCAGCATTTTTACCCTGCAAATTATCAAGCGAGAATAGTCTCTTCGAATCCGTGTGGCGAGCAATTAATGCCTAGTTTTGGTGTATGTGATATAGGAAGTCTGAATTTAACGCAATTTTTGTTAGAAGATTATTCTGATTTTGATTATGAAAAAATTAAAAAATATGCTAAATATTTGACAAGATTTCTTGATAATGTTAATGATTTATCCAAAGCTCCGCACGAAGGTTATAAAGACAGTATGATTTCTCTTCGTAGAATTGGCGTTGGAATAATGGGATGGGCGAGTTCTTTATATATGATGCAAGTGAAGTTTGGTTCTTCAAGAGCGGAGTTTATTAGAGAGAAAATGTTACAAACGTTAAGTCGTTCTGTGTACGAAGCATCTATAGATTTAGCGGAAGAAAAAGGTTGTTTTAGAAATTGTGATATAGATAAACATTATAAAGGAGAATTTATTAATTCATTACAACTTTCCGAGCAATATCTTGAAAAGCTTAAAAAATCTGGAATAAGAAATTCATCATGTTTATCCATACAACCAACCGGGAATACTTCTATATTTTCAAATATAGTTTCTGGCGGGCTTGAACCGATATTTTCTTATGAATACATTAGAACGGTCATAGTTTCAGCTACTCCTGAGCACATTAAAAATAAAACTCCAAAGTGGCAAGAGGGTGAATTTGTTGAAACTGAAATGTTTAAAAATCACAAAGAAGGTAATGATGTTGTTCTTAGAGGGATTGATGAATTCGGAACTGTTTTTAAAATTGATAAAAACAGAGGATTAACTAAAGAAGTTTTTTGTACAGATTATTCTGTAAGAAATCTGAGGGAAAGAAATTTATGGAATCCAAAAGCTGAGTATGTTGTTTCGGCTGGAGAAATATCATTAAATGATCATTTAAATGATTTTAAAGATTTTTGTAAATATATGGATTCTGCTTGTTCTAAAACTATAAATTTATCAAATGATATGCCGTTCGAAGAGTTTAAAGATATTTATTTAAATGCTTATGAGACTGGATATATCAAAGGATTGACAACGTATAGAGAAGGAACAATGGCAACTGTTCTTTCTAAAAATGAAAAAAAGCAAGATGAGCAAGTTATTAAATTTGAACAGCGTGATGCCACAAAGAGACCAAAAATTCTTCCTTGCGATCTTCATGTCATCTCTGTGAAGAATGAAAAATGGCTTATTATTATTGGTCTTCTTGACGGGAAGCCATATGAAATTTTTGGTGGAAAATTTGATAAAATTGAAATTCCCACTAAAATTAAACAAGGTCGATTAATTAAAAATGGAACAAAATTAAAATCATCTTATGATCTGGAAATTGATTTATCAGATGAAATCTTTCTTATAAAAGATGTAGTTCAAACTTTTAATAATACGGAATATGCTCTGCACACAAGATTAATCAGTCTTTCTTTGCGTCATGGAGCTAATATTAAATATATTATAGAACAAATTCAAAAAGATGAAAATTCTTCAATCTTTGATTTTTCAAAAATTGTTGCCAGGTGTCTTAAAAAATATATAGGCAATGAAAAATCTGGTCTTATCTGTAGTGAATGTTTGGAAAAGTTGCTTATTTATCAAGAGGGATGTCTTGTTTGTTCAAATTGTGGAGCTTCTAAATGCCAATAACCTGCAATATTATTCGCTAGACACCTATAAGGGGGTGCTTATAACATGGCCGGTGCTATTATGAATGTCACAACAGATCGTTGGGGAACACCCTTCGATCTGTTTTCTTTAATGGAAAATATATTTGGAAAATTTGATCTAGACGCTGCTGCTGATGATAATTGGGCAATGTGCAGCGAATATATAACAAAAGAGCAAAATGCTCTCAATCCAGAAACGCCGTGGATAGGAAAGAATGTTTTCATTAATCCTCCATATGGCAAATGGATTACTCCATTTTTAAACAGAAGCATACTTGAATGTTTTAACAATCAAAAACATGTTACATTACTTTTACCTGCTAAAACAGACGTAAAATGGTTTCATGAACTTGTTTGGAATTTTGCAGATTCTGTTACGTTTATCAAAGGAAGATTGAATTTTAGAGATCCAGAAAGTAATAAGAAAAATTGTGCAACATTTCCATCAATGATTGTTCACTTTAGTCCAGATTTTAATGGAAAAGTTAAGTTTTTTCAATTGAATTAAAAAGGAATAAAAATGACAGAAATAACCAAAGTTTGGAAAAAAAATTGCGAAGGTGGATTTGAGATTGTTAAATGTTATAATGATTTAAGAATGACAGAAGATGAATTAATTGGAATGGCTGCAAGCGATGTTGCAGCGAGTTTAATCTTTAATAGAGATTATGGCGTATTAAAAGTAAATAAATTACCAAATTTTTATGCAGAAATAACACAATCTTTAACATGGATATTAGAAAATATTATTAAAAAAGATACATTACTTACTCTTTCTTTTACAAAAAAGAATGGAGATGAGAGAATTATTACTGGATATTCTACCGGAGAAAGTGATTCATTTGGAAGACTCTATTTTATAGATCTAGAAAAAGACGAAGACGATAGTGTTCGCCTAGTTGACACTAGAGAAATAAGGTGGGTAATAAGCGGTGGAACAAAATACACTTCAAATTCAAGAACAAGATAATTTGCCAAAAATCAAATATATAATTGAATTATTTGGAAAAATTTATGCAGTTGAATCTGAGTTAATTCTTGATTACAAAATAAAAACATTTGCATCAAGAATTTGGCAGAAACTTGATAATGATTATGTTTGTATAAAAGATAGAGTAAAAATCTTTCCAGATTATAAAGGAAAAATTGAAAAATTTATTTCAATGGAAGATTTTTTAAAAATATCAGAAAAAGAAATAGAAAAAATGGTTGAAAATAAGGGGCACAAAGATGATTCAATTTGCTGACATTGTTGTTGGTCTTTCTTATGGTGACGAAAGTTTAAAAAAATGTTCATCTCCATAAATTGATGCTAATTATTTTATGAAAATAAAATGTGTAATATGTGATTGTGAATATCACAAAAATTATTTTGCAAGTCATTTAATTAAAATTCATAAAATTAATCTTCGTGAATATTATGATAAATTTTTAATAAAAGATGGAGAAGGTGTTTGTTTAATTTGTAAAAAACAAACAACTTTTTCGGGAATGTCTTACAAAAAAACATGTTCAAAAAAATGTGCAAGTGATTATAGAAATAATTTATTATTTGAAAAACACGGAGTTAAAAATCTATTCCAAATAAAAGACATTCAAGATAAAAGTAGAAAAACTATGCTTGAAAAATATGGAGTGGAAAATGTATCCAAATTAGATTTTATTAAAGAAAAAAAAGAAAAAACCTGTTTAAAAAATTTTGGAGTTAAAAATCCATCTTACTCTGCGGAAATCAGAGAAAAAGCAAACAACACAAATTTATTAAAATTTGGTGTAAAACATGTTATGCATAATAAAGACATTTTAGAAAAATGTCTTAAAAATGGCGCTGGTAAATGTAGGCGCATAAATTATAAAACAAAATTTGGAAATAATATTATAATTCAAGGTTCATATGAATATCATTTTGTTAAACATTGTGAAGACAATAATTTTTATATAGAAAATGGCCCGTGTATTGATTACATTTTCAATGGTAAAAAAAGAAAATATTTTATAGATTTCAAAGTATGCGTTAATGAACAAATTAAACTTGTTGAAATAAAAAGTACATATTACTTTATAAAATATAGACAAGAAATTGAAGCAAAAAAACAATCGGCAGAAATATTTGCTAAAAATAATAATATGATCTATGAATTGCAAGTAATACTAAATTCACGAGAACAAAGAAAGGGGTTAAAATTAGACTATGATCAAGTTCACTGACATTGTTGTGGATCTTTCGCACGGAGACTCCGGGAAAGGTGCTGTAGTTTACGAATTATCTAAAAAAAGAGATTATGACATAGTAATGCGTGTTAACGGCTCCTCAAACGCCGGGCATACAATCTATCATAATGAACAAAAATTCGTTACTCATATCGTTCCAACTGGAATTTTTCATGGAAAAATTTCTATTATCGGATCAGAATGTGTATTGAATGTCAAGAAGTTTCTTAAAGAAGTTCAAGAATTAAAAGATGCCGGAATAGATGTTGATGGTAAAATATTAATTTCTAAAGAGTGCCACATAGTAACCGATGAACATATAAAAGAAGAAGAAAGGGAATCTAAGATAGGAACAACAAAGCAAGGTGTTGGACCGTGTATTAGAGATAAATATGCGAGAGTTGGTATACGCGCAGAATCAATAGAGGAATTAAAACCATTTGTTATTGATCTTTATGATTTTCTCTTTCATCCCAAAAAGCAATACGGCATTTTATGCGAAGGAGCGCAAGGACAATTCCTCGATATTTCACAAGGTGATTATCCCTTCGTTACATCTTCACACACTGGAGTTTCAGGTGCTCTTTTAAATTATATTCCATATAGTAAAGTAAGAAATGTATATGGTGTTGCCAAGGCGTATGATACATATGTTGGCGCTAAATCATTTGAAGCAAATGATCCTGTTTTTGCAAAATTACGAGAGATTGGCGGAGAGTTTGGCGCCACAACCGGAAGGCCAAGACAATGTAACTGGTTAAATCTAGATAATCTCTGTAAGGCCATTAACATCAATGGTGTTACCAACCTTATAATTTCCAAGATGGATGTATTAAAACAATTGAATGATCAATTTGATAACAAATATTGGAATACGATTTACGAAAAAGATGTTGTAGGATATTCAAATGAAGAAGATTTTAAAGATTATGTAGCGTGTTATGTTTACAATGAATGTCAAGATTTTACAAAACATGCATTCAATTCAGATGATGACGTTAATAATGGAATAGTCTGGAGATATTCTCCAACTGACGGTGTAGAATGAGTTTCGTTGATAAAAAACATTACATTGTCTATCATAATAGATGTAGCGATGGGATGTCCGCTGCTTTTGTTGCAAAAATGTGGTATGACGAGTATGGAATTCCTGTAGAATTTATACCTACAAATCCAAACACGACTCCGTTTATTGAGAATCTAGAAAATTCTCATATAACAATGATTGATGTCGTAATCCCTCGCGAAGACCTGATTGAATGGAATAGAAAATGTTTTAAATTAACGGTATTAGATCATCACGAAACGGCTAAAAAAGCTTTAGGTGATTTACCATTTTGCAAGTTTGACATGGATGAATGCGGGACATCGATGGCTTGGAAATTCTTTTTTCCGCACAGAGAAATTCCTTGGTGGGTTCTTTATACAAAAGAGAGAGATACTGGACTGTTATTTAAAGAGCCTGAAAATTGTTTGCCATGGTCAAAAGAAGTGAACTCGTATTTAACAAATATTCCACTGGAATTCGATGAATACGAAAAGAATATTAAAAACGTTGACTTGAATCACGCAATGCTTGCGGGCATGGCGATACAAAAAGCGGAGCAAGCCCAGCTTAAATGGATATTAAATAACGCCAAAACACTAAATATTCAGTTTGACTATGATAGATATGAAAATGTTCCAATAGTAAACTCCTCAATACTCCAAAGTGAACTTGGAAATATATTAGCAAAAGAATCTGGACAGTTTGCAATTGTTTGGTATATGAGGTACGACGATGTTTATGGACCATGTGCCCAGGTTTCATTACGTTCTGTTGGCGATTTTAATGTAGCGAATTTAGCAAATTCCATAGTAATGCCGAATGGTCAACGTGGCGGCGGACACAGAAACGCTTCTGGATTTTTTATAAAAATGGCAACATGGAGTAGAATGATTGGACTATGAGTGAAATAAACAAAGACTTGATCGCTCTTCAACAGCAGATTGATAAACAACAAAGAGAGTTGAAACAGTTAGAAAAATTAAATGAATTATTTCCAGATCTTAAAAAATATGTAGGAAGATGGAATAAAATTGTTTACACTTCTAAATTAGTCAATGAAAAAGCTTCAAAATATGAAGCAAGATATAATTGCGGATGTTGCAACGACTCTCCATTAGAAATATGGATCTACATGGAGACAGAAAATGGTAGAGTATATACAGATCCTCCGCTGTTTTCAATTGGTACAAAAAATCCTTCTAGATATTATGGCGACTATGATGCAGATGAAAATATTATAGATTATGGATGGGAAGAGAGATTGAGAAAAAATGGAATTAATGAGAGTATTATTAAATCTATTAAAAATGTTTATGACAATAAAGTTGAAGATGAAGAATATTATAAAGATTATTATGAAACAACGCAAAATGAAATGTCGCCTATGGATGAAGTTCTGATAAATGAGGGAAAAAATGTCTGATAATAAAGAAAAAGTAAATCATCCATCACATTATAATTTCGGGTCAATAGAAACAATTGATTATATTAAATCATTGGGAATGGAAGAAGATTTTTGTGCGGGGAATGCAATAAAATATATATCAAGATATAAATTTAAAAACGGAATCGAAGATTTAAAAAAAGCAAAGTGGTATATAGAAAGATTAATTTCATCTTTAGAAAAGGATAAATAATGAAAGATTACTTAGAAAAAATTCACAACTCCTCTGAAAGAGTTAATTTAGTCTGGATTACTCCAGGCGCAGAAGAAATAATGTCATTTTGTGCAAGAGTTAGTAGTCCTCAGAATCAATTAGATTTCGATACTTCAACTAAATTATTAAAATATTGTATTAAAAACGGACATTGGTCGGTCTTTGAGCAGGCAAATTTTTGCGTCCAGATTGTTACGGGAAGAGACATAAGTCCACAGATCTTAAGGCATAAAAGCTTTTGTTTTCAAGAATTTAGTCAACGTTATGCGAAAGCGTCTTCTTTTCAAAAAAGAAGCGCGAGAAGACAAGACACTAAAAATAGACAAAACAGCATAGATAATTTACCTTCTGATATAAATATTTGGTTTGATAATGCTCAGGAAGAAAATTGGAACAATTCGTTTGCTCTCTACGAAAAAGCATTGACAAATGGAGTGGCTAAAGAGTGTGCAAGAGCACTTCTTCCACTTAATACAACTACTAAATTATATATGAATGGAACAATTAGATCGTGGATTCATTACCTTCAATTAAGATGTGGCAACGGAACGCAACTCGAACATCAGGAAATTGCAAATGATATTAAAAAGCTGTTTATCGAGGCATTGCCTAATATATCGGCGGCATTAGACTGGAAATTAGAGGACGGTGGCGAATGAGTGCTAAATTCGATGCATTATATGACAATCATGTTTCCATGTTTGGCGAAAGTGTTTGTTTAACTTACGGAGCTAAAATTTGTAAATTATTTACAAATTTAAACAATATTTTAGTTATAGATGCTCTTGATAATGGAGTTGTTTTCACTTTTAGAGCTGAAAACAACATAGATGACAATGGTGGACGTTATATTTTGAATATTTATATTGAAGAGAATGGAGATAAAATAACTCATGATTTTGAGTTAATAGAGATTTCGGAGATTAAAAGAAAATGAAATTAAAATTAAGTTTACAAAATAAATTTCTCTATGTGGAAAGAGAAGATGGATTAATTCTTGGCAAAAATCTTCCTTGTCTAGAAGGATTTGAACAGACAGTCGAAATAGATACTGAGGGAGATTTTATATCATCGGCAAGACGATTTCTCGATGAATTGAAGAAAAAACCAGAACCCGAGGCATTTTCAGAAGAAGATGAACGCGAACTTATCAATAAAATGAAGGAGCTTTGGAGTTATACGGCCAAAAAAGAATTTGAATTAGAATCAGAAAAAAGAGCCGCACTTAAAGAGCATCAAGTAATAATAAAAATTTTATCAGAACCGACCGGAAACGCGGCGGAACCATTTACAAATAGTCAGGTGTATGATTTTCTTGTTAAAACTCAGGGCAAAAATATTCCAACGTTATTAAATTCTTCTGATGCGCCATCTATCGTGGCAATCGCTGTAGAAAATCAAGAAGCAACAGGAGATAAGAAAAAAGAATGAAACCGTTTAATAGCAGACTTTTAGTTGAAGAAGTTCAGCAAACTGAGCAAAAAGTTGGTTCAATTTTTGTTCCAGAATTTACTAAAGAAAGAAAAGATTTACCAAAATTTTTACTTGTTAAAGTATTAGATATTGCTCCAAATATATCTGATCAATTTGGATATCTTGTCGGCAAAACTATAGTTATTGAGACGGGATTTCTTGAAGAAGTAAAAATTAACAATACAATTAACAGATTTGCGTTAATAAATTATGTAGTGTGTATTGTTGATTAAGGAGGTGGCTTTGAGTTTTAAAGAGAAAGTAGATGAACAAATAGATCTTTTCTTCTCCTTTCATTTCCACATTTCTCCAATTCAGATACAGAAGAACAAATACAAAAAAATAGATGCTCAGACGATTGACATAGTGCACCTCAACACTAAAAAAAGATAAAAATGCCAATAAAATACGGAATGAATTTCCCAGCGTGGTTTAGTCCAGATCATCTTCCTACTCCACCAGAAAAACCGCAAAAACCAGAACCATTTATTGTTGAGAAAAAAGATGTTCTCGTTAAAGAAATATATTTTCATGGCCTAAATGTTGTTGCATTAATGGAAATGCTTTCTCCATTTAATTATAAAGAATATATTATTCTGCAAAATGATGAATTTATTGGTGTTTATCAAATAGTGGAAAATAAAATTTATCTAGAAGAAAAAGATTATAACAAAAAATTAAAAGATTATGAAAGAAACATGAAACAATATGACGCATTTTATTCCGAATATCAAATGAGATTAAGAAAATATGACGACATTCTAACGAGATATAGAGATAATGAATATCGTTCCAAAATTGAACAACTTGAAGAAGAAATTATTGAAAAACAATTAGAACATTCAATGGTTTCAAGTGAATTGGATCAGATGAAAAAAGAAATAAAAACATTGTTAGAAAAACTCAAAGCATTAAATGAATAATGTTTATTAAGTTAAATAAAGTAATAATTGCGCAAGATTTAACGGGTATGATTCTTGCTCCAATGTTGGGGGCAGTTTTCATACCCGTTTCTTATTTACCACCATTTGGCTGGGAGTATATAGATTTTAATGCTCCAATTATCAGTGATTTTAAATTTCTTTTAAAAAAAGATGAAAAATATGAAAAACATGAGAGAGGAATTGTAACAAAAGAAGGTACAATTATGCCTTCTTTGTATTATTGGGAAATTGAAAGATTTTACAAAATGTTTTTAAATTTTAATTCATTAATTTATAATGATTTTTCATTTGATTCTGTTGTATGCGATAATAAGAAATTGTATTTTCATTCTAAATCGGGTCTGGCTCTAACGGTGCAGTATGATGTCTGTTGGGTTGTAAATCCGGGAAAACATTTTTATATAAACAAGGAAAACGAACCGGATAGTGTTGTGGAATCAGAGGCGGCTCACATTCTTTACGCCCTTAAAATAAGAACAGACACTCCCGACGCAAAAGGAATCCAGCATCAATACGACATTGAAGAATGTAGCAAATTTCCAATAACCAAAATATGGTATTCTTCTTTGTTCGGAAAAAAGAAAGTTAAAAGAGGATATGATCCTAAGAATAAAAAAGAGACTATAACAACTCGTGATGTTGTTTTCTTTTGTGAAAATGTTCCAATTAATGATGTTGAAAATGAAGAATATCAAATTTATCAAATAAGAAAAACAATCTATAATGCATTAATAAAACATAAAAGAATTGCAGATAGAATTATGTCTTTTGAAAAAGATATTAAAAAATTTGTACTATCTACAAATTTAGATCTTTATAAAGATACTGATAGTGAAAAATATATATATTTTAATGAAAAATCGGAAATAATATGTCAAAAAAACTTAGAAAAACCTTATTTGCCGCGGTCATCCCAACGTATTCTTCATTTTACAATGAACAAGATTATAGGTTTTCTGTTAATCAACAAATTACAGAAAAAAACACTGTTTTAGATTTTGCAATTTTTACAGCATCTCGTATGAAAGCTGATGCTATTATTTTAATTTGTTTGCCAGAACAATTGCCCTTTTTTAAGGTAAGATATGGAGATATTTTTTTCGACACACAGCATCAATTGGATGTAAGAGATAGTAAAACATTACGACCTATTCCAATTTATTATACATGTGTTGCTGAAAAATATTTGGGAAAGTATGATAGTGAAACATTTAATATGTTTTATATATCGAATGTTTTTTTAAAAGCTGTAGATGAATCATTTGGCATGTTTTCGCCAACTCATTTTATATACATTCTTCCATATGCTTGTATTTTTCCTGGAGAGTGGGTTGGGGAAGAAAGAATACAAAGTCGAAAATTGCATTTTTTCCAGCTCTCTATAGAAACAAGACAACAACTTAGTAAGTTTCAGTTGAAACTAAAATCTGGCCAGTTTTTACCAAACTCATCTCATACGATTTTAAGAGTTGAAGAGGTTAAAGAAATCTGGAATGAAATTAAACAAATGATTACAGATGAAAATTTCAATAAAATTCCTGCAAGTAAATTTGCTGAAATAACTCCTTCTACATTTATAGATAAATATAAAAATTATGAACTTAATTTTGAAATAAATGATCATAATTTTTATGATTTAAGAAAATGGGAAAATTATGTAGAAGCTATGAATTATCTTTGTAAAAATAGATTAAACGAAGATCACGTCTGGACGCCGGCATATTGCAACAAATACATATCGCATATGCCGGCCTTGACATATCATCTTTCCGGGCCTATCATTAGTGATGACTCTTACGTCGTCAAGGATCTTGGAAAGATCGATCGAAATACTGTTTTTGAAAAATGGAAACGTGATAGAAAAAAATTAAGAAAAGGAAAATAAATTGAAAGTAAGAATTAAACAATTACATAAAAATGATGATTTTTATCCAGTTAAAGATTTATTAGAAGGAATGATTGTAGAAGTAAACTCAGAGTGGAAATCAGATTTAAAGTTTAATCAAGAACAATGTGACTTTCTTCAAAAAACGATTCCTAATAGTTTTAAATTTAAAACATATTTTAAAGACCCAGAACAGTGGGTAGTTTTTATGAATTATGATAATTTATATTCTACAAATTTAGATTCTAAATGCAAAGAATGCGGTTTTAAAATAGATTTAAAGGTTTGTCCAAACTGCGGAGAATGGAACTAACATGAGTGATAAATTAAAAATAATTGCAGAGTCTGTTAAAGAAAATGAAAATTCGCCCACATACAGAATATGGAATAATGGTGAAGTAGAATATTATAACAGCTACAATAGATCATGGGGAAGTCAGAATTATTATACTTTTAAAGATAATTTCATTGATGCTATGAAAAAGCTAGAGCCAGGAAAGCGGTATAGATTTTGCCACTCAATGACGAAAGAAACGAAAAGAGATCCATATTTTAGAACAACAAGAGCGCAAACTGGTATTTTAATTAATTTTTATGGATTTGAACCCGTCAAATGCAAAGAGTGTGGACTCCCAACCGAAACCAAAGTGTGTTCTCATTGTGGAGAATGGCAGCATGAGTGAATATAAATATTATCTATGCAATTGCGGAGAGGAGTTTTGTAATTCTTCTCATTGTCCGTTTTGCAACGCGCAGTCAAAAGAATCAATGAGAATTGGATTTTATTGTTGCAAATTTATGAAGCATCAATTACAGTTTAATTGCGAACAACATTTAGAACAAAGATGTCCGCAACAAGTAATCAAAAAAACGTCTAATAATTGTCTTATGATTCTGGATAATTACGAAAATGCAATGACGGGATATATTGTTAATTTTTGTCCAAATTGTGGCTCCGAGAAGACAGTTAGACTATTAAAGTGTCAAAATGATTGAACAAGTTTGCCCTGTTTGTGGCGGAAAAATGGTTAAAGAAGTTCAACTTGAGCTTAAAAAGAATGTATATGGAAATTACTACAAGCCAATTTATGCCAAGGGAAAGGGTATAAGATTACCCGGGGAAAGAACAAGTCGGTGGTTTTTGACTGGTGAGTCTTATTGTAAAGACTCATTTTCTTCTTTAAAAGAAAGAAAGCGGCATTTAGATTATTACAAAGTTTTAGAAAAGGAAGAGCGTATTAAACAATATAATAAAAGTTTGCCTTTCTTTCTTGCAAGAAAAAAAGAACTACTTGAAAAACAAAGGAAATAAAATGAAAACGCAATTCGAAATCGAAATTGGAGATTGGAGTGGCGATGGTCACGGGTATTGTACAAGTTTTGTAGCATATTCAAATAAATCTATAGAAGAAACAAGAGAAGCATATTTTGCAGCAAAACAAAAACTTGACAAAAATTTATGTCCAGAGAATTTTTTGTGCGAATATGAAGATTCTTACTTAAAACCAGATCAGATAAAACACATGATTAATGCTGGATTCTGTTTTAAACAGCAAGATAATGAAGATTTTGATTATGAAGATTTTGAATTCTCTGATGAAGATATGGCCGAATATGTATGTTGGTTTATCAATCAAGGAGACCCGGATTGTAAAGCTAGCTTGAAAAAATCTAAAATTAAAATACCAACATTATCGTTTTGTGGATTTGATAAAAAGAAGAGACATATTAATTTTATTGGATATGGATTAAAAAGTTACGGATAATACGGTAAAATGAAAACAAAAGAATTAATCAAACGCTTGCAAGAAATAGATCCATCTGGCGAAATTGAATGTTGTATTATGAATATGGATATTCATTTTGCTGATTTGATGCCTGCATATTGGGATGGAACATTAGAGATATTAAAAAGAGATCCAGACTGTAAATTTTATAATATAATTGGAGGAAAGTATACACAAAATGGACAGAAAATCAAGATTATTCCTCTATCGATAACTGATGCAATCAGTATTGATCCGGCGCTTCCCGTTGACTACTCTGAATTGAGTAAAGAAAAAGCCAAAGCATACAAGGAATCGAATGATCTAACGAGAAAAGAATCACAGAACATCTATCAGGAAGTTGAATTCATCCTTTTCAGGGAATGGTTTGATGACCATGCAAGAATGGTGTCAAATGATACATCCTCAGCAGTTGCAAAAGATTTCTTTGATAAAAATATTTCATACAAAGACAGGATTCCAGATGATATTCCAATGAAATCTGAGAAAGATCCGGAATGGAATCTATCTTACAAAGGAAGACGCTTTTTGCAATGGTCAAAACAGTTTTGCGTAAGTTTTGATGGTTTTGATTTTCATATCGAAAGAAGGGAATCAAAATGAGAAAAGCAAGAACCAAAATTGTAGCAAGATCAAACAACGGGACCCAACATTGGTTAATTTGGGATAATGGAGATGTAGATTTCTTGAAAAACAGAGGAGAATATCATTGTCAAAACGAAAACATTTCCGTTGATTCTTTTTTAAACGCTTTGAAAAAGCTTATTCCTAATAAAAATTACAGATTTTTAAACTGGCAAAACGGCGAACAACATTTTATTGATGATATTATAGAAAACAGTAATCGAGGTGTTCCTGTCGTATTTCTTGGATTTGATCCTGTTAAATGCAAAGAATGTGGTTTTGAAACCGACTTAAAGGTTTGTCCAAACTGCGGAGAATGGAAATGAACATTATATACAAGAAAAACAGCATCTTGCTAAATGGTCAAAAAGAGACTCCAGAATGGTGGATAAATAAATGATTGAATTAAACAAAATTTATAAACATTATCATGGAGATTTTATGGTAAGAACAATTGCGTTTGCAAAAGATGAATCTAATATAGATGTAATAATATTTAAACTCGTTAAAAAAAATAAATTATACACTTCACCGATTGATAAATTCGAAGAGTTAGTTCAACATAGAACAATTGTTCCGTGTTATGAAATTCTAAAACCGATGAACGAGCAAATCCAATTTTATCATGGAGATGGATCATGAAGTTCGTTTCGCTTCACAATCATGATGGGTTCTCTATTGGAGATGGGTTTAATTATCCCGAAGATCATTATAAATTTGTGGTAGAAAATGCCGAATCTGATTCAATGGGGCTTGCCACTACAAATCACGGGAACATAAATTCTCTAGGATACATGATTCAGGCACAAAACGCCCTTAAGAAAAAGGGTATTGATTTTAAAATTATTGTCGGAAACGAAATGTACATTCATCCAGACTTGAGTGAATGGCGTCTTGAGAAAGACAAATTGTCTCTTTCTAAAAAAGAGTCTTCTGAGGAAACAGAGTCTGTTATAGAGATTGAATCTGAGTCTAAAGATAAAAATAAGTGGTATAATCCTGTAAACAGAAGGCATCATTTAGTTGTTTTAGCGCAAAATCAAAAAGGCATTTCAAACTTATTCACGTTAACATCTTTGTCTTACAAAGAGGGGTTCTATAGATATCCTCGTGTTGATTTTAAAATGCTTGAAAAATATAACGAAGGATTAATCGTTTCTAGCGCGTGCCTTGCTGGATTGTTTAGTTTTATAGTTTTACGAGATATAGAAAAGGGGGAAGACTTTGTTCTATCATCTTTAGATAAAGAATTTAAACCATTGTTTGATATATTCGGAAGAGAGAGGGCGTTTCTTGAATTGCAATTTAATGCTTTGCCTCAACAGAAAATTGTTAATGAGTATTTAATAAAATATTCTCAAAAAACTGGTTATAAATTAATTTCCGCCGCAGACGCTCATTATGCTCGTCCTGAATTTTGGAAAGAAAGAGAAGTTTATAAAATGATGGCCCAGCAAACAAAGGGATATAGTGTATCATTTTCAGATATTCCAAATTCTTTAGATGAAATGAAGTATGAATTGTATCCAAAATCTGGACAGCAAATGTTTGATTCTTATAAAAAATATAATCCAGAATTGGATGAAAATATTGTTAAAGAATCTATAGAAAGAACGTATGAAATAGCCCATCAAATGATCGAACCTTTTCGTGTAGATAGCAAGTTTAAATTACCTATCAAAAATTTTGAACAAAAAACTTCAGAAGAAACATTGAGAGATTTATGTTTTTCTGGGTTAGTTTCTAAAGGGTTAGATCAAAAAGAAAATTATGTCATAAGATTGAATAAAGAGCTGGACGTTATCTGTAAAAAGGGCTTCGCTAATTACTTTCTAATTCTTACCGAGGCCGTTGGAGAAATTGAAAAGGAATTGTTAATGGGACCGGGCCGCGGCAGCGCGGCAGGATCTCTTTGTTCGTATGTCTTAAATATAACTAAAATAGATCCTATTGCTAATGGATTAATTTTTGAAAGATTTCTATCAGAAAATAGACAAGAAAGTCCTGACGTAGACTCTGATTTGGCCGATCGTGATGAGGCTCTTAATATTCTTAGAAGAAAATTTGGTGAAGATAGTGTTATAGCAATTTCAAATTATAATACTTTGCAACTAAAATCTTTAGTCAAAGACGTTTCAAAGCTTTACGGGATACCATATGAAGAAGTTAATAATGTAACCTTGGTAATGGAGTCTGAAGCGAGAGATAAAATTCTCGAAGAGATTGGTTGGGATCAGAAATTTTATGTCTTCGATTATGACGGGGCAATTAAACACTCTCCAACTTTTCAAAAATTTGTAGAAAAATATCCTCAAATTTCAAAATCTTTAAAAATATTGTTTAGAAATATAAAATCTATAGGAAAACACGCTGGAGGTGTGGCGCTTGTTTGTGATGCAGAGCAGAATATGCCTCTAATAAAGATCAGAGGAGAATTGCAAACGCCTTGGTCAGAGGGGTTAACCGCAAAACACCTTGAACAGTTTGGAATTATTAAGTACGACTTTCTTGGATTAGCAACGCTTAGAATGATACAAAGTTGTATATCACATATTTTACGAAGAAAAAGGTTGCCAGATGATTTTTTGAATATTAAAAAGTTTTATAATGAAAATTTAAGTCCAGATGTTGTTGGAGACGGCGATCCAGCCGTTATTAAAGATATATATCACAATGGCAAGTTTTTATCAATTTTTCAATTTACAGAAAAAAATGTGCAAAATTTTGCAAGAGCGGCGCGACCAGAATCAATTTCTGATATTTCTGATATTACCGCAATTTATCGCCCTGGTCCACTTCGCAGCCAGAGTGATAAAAAATATATTGAAGCTATTAACAACCCTGGTTCTATAAAAACAAATCATCCAATTCTTGAAAAAATATTAAAAAAGACAAAATATCAATTAATATATCAAGAACAAATAATGCAAATAGCACATGAATTATCAGGATTTACTCTACTTGAGGCCGATGAACTTAGAAAACTGTTAATGAAACCTGTTACCTCAATGTCTGACGATATGAAAAAGAAACGTATTGAAGCTGGTGATAGATTTATAAACGGAGCTATAAAAAATGGTCTTGAAAAAAAAGAAGCAGAATATTTGTGGCACGAACAAGTCGCTCCATTTTGCTCATATGGTTTCGTTAAATCCCATGCAATTTCATATAGTTACAATAGTTACGCTTGTGCGTGGTTGTTTTATCATTATCCCGTCGAATGGGCGACGGCTGTTTTAGAAAATGAAACGGCGGGAACGGGAGAAGATAAACAGAAAGCAATCTCTCTTGCTAAGGCGTTCGGGTTCAACGTTGAATTACCAACAATCAACAAATCTTCAGATAAATGGGTAATAAGTGGAGACAAAACAATAGTAGCTCCATTAAGCTTTATCAAGAGTGTCGGAGAAACTGCGGTTCCATTTCTTGTTAAAAATGCTCCATATAAAAACATAGAATCACTATTGTTCAATGATAATATTGACTATAGAAAAGTAAATAAAAGAGTGCTAGCGTCACTGGCGTTAAGTGGTGCGCTCAATGATTTAATTGACGACAGATTTGATAATGATGCCCATTTCTACAATTCGGTGATTGAGAATCGGCCAAAGACCCAAAAGAAACTTGAAGAGCAAATAAAAGCGGATTTAGGCAAATTTAAGCCATTCGAAAATGAACAAATTTTCTTAGACAAGTCGAGACTGCTGGGATATCTTGATATCGATCTTTTGATTCCAAAAGAAACGCAAGAAATATTGCTATCTAAAAACATTCCATCAATATCTGATTTTGATATTGACTATGGAAAATTCTGCTGGGGATATGTTTCTTCTTATGAAGATAGAATTTCTAAATCTGGAAATAAATACATAAGGCTTGGCGTTCTTGGTCCGAATTTTGATGAACATGAAATTTATCTTTTTGGCGGAGATATAGAACAAATGAAATCGAATAAGTGTGCGCTTTTTGAAATTGCTAAATCTATTGGCCCCAGCCGCTGGAATATTTACCAAGGAAAAATAAGATGGATAGGATGAAGAAAGACTCAAGCGAAAAGATTTTTGAATTTTTAGTTGGAGAGGTTATGAAATCTTTAAACGGAAAAGCCAATCCACTTATAGTAAAAAAGTTGCTAGCAGAAACTTTACAGAAAATGTTAGACCAAAAAATGCAAATGCAGTTGGAAAATCCAGATGATTGATAAAACTGTTTATCTGCAAGTAACTGGTGGCAGAGACTTCACGGATACATCCGTGATTAATAAAGTTCTTGATTATATAAAAAAGTCGTTGACTGACTGCAAAATCGTACTTATAGAGGGCGGAGCCCGAGGCGTTGATTCTTTATGTAAAGAATGGGCTGTTAAAAATGATATAGAAGTTCAAACCGTTGAGGCACAATGGAGAAAATATGGAAATTCTGCTGGATTGATGAGAAATCAGGAAATGATTGATATATGCTTCAAGAACATAAAGTGTTGGGCATTGTTTTTCCGGGCGGAAATGGTACAAGACATATGCACACATTGATGAAGAAAAATAATTTTAATTTCATTATTGTTGGAAAAGATGCATCAATAAAAATTGGAAAATAAAATGACAGAAGATGAAAGATGTTTATTAATTCTTGAATATAAAAATAAAAAACAGCTTGTAACAAAAGAAATTGATAAATTATCAAAAATAAGAGATTTATTAAAAAATAATTGTAAACATGAACAAGAATTTATAGACAATTATTTTTGGGTTCACGATAACGGATGCGGTCTTCAAAAAGAGATGTTAGGAAGTTATTGCATGATTTGTGGACTGATTGATTATTGGAACAATAAAGAAGAGTTCAAAGGAGCATGATGAAAACAAAAATTGAAACAATCAAAACTGGATACGATTTTCTCTCTATTGAAAGAGGAAGCATTGGAGAGATTGAGCTTTGTGTGACAGAAGATGAAAAAGGAACATTATCGGTGAAGTATGCCTTGTTTGACTCGATTGATGAATTGATCAAAATCCTTGTTGATTTGAAAGAAAAATGGTCAAAAGAAGACCGCGGAGAATGAAGATGGAAGTCAAGTTTGTCAGAACAAGAAAAAATGCAAAATTGCCGCAACAAGCTCATCAAAATGACGCTGGATATGATCTTTTTTGGGCTCCAGAAAATGTGAGTGAATATCAAGGTGGCTGGTTCAAAGGAAACATGCTCATGGAAATGAAAGTGATCAAACCAGGAGAATCTGTTCTCTTGAAAACAGGTTTGAAAGCTCTGTTTCCGCCAGGTTTTGTGATGGAAATCAAGAACAGATCGGGAATGGCTTCAAAGAAGAGTCTTCTTGTCGGAGCTTGCATTGTCGATGCAACATATCGCGGAGAGATCTTCGTCAACCTTCACAACGTTTCAAATGAAGATCAGGTTGTCCAGCCTGGAGACAAGATCGCTCAAGCGATCTTCTATCAGATCGAAACAATGACAGCTTCAGAGATCACCGAGGAAGAATACTCCGAACACGAAACAACAAGAAAAGATGGTGCGCTTGGGAGCACCGGAAGATGAAAGAATTCTACGATTTGCACCATAAACAGGTGATGCAATTTTGTGAACCGTGGTTTTTCCAAAAAAACAATGGGTCATTGAAAGAAATAAGATGTCCGTGGTTCGCGTTTGAATTCGTACTGAACCAAACAACTGCCATTTCAGACAAAGAAGTTTTGCTTGCTTTCTTTCAGGAAAGATGCAAAAACATGGGATCTTTTCTTGTTTCTTTTGAGATTGCTAACGGAACAAAAGCATGAGTAACTACATGAACATTTATTTGATAAGGAGGACTTAAAATGAAGTACCAATTCATAACAGATTGGCATCCTAAAACAGGAGAGCCAATATGGAAAATTGCAAAATGCTACGGTTTTAGAAGAAAGAATCATAGAGACCAGGTTTTTGTCCGCTCTGAGAATGGAAAGATGATCTGGATTTTTGCAACAATCGTTACAAATGTTTAGTGATAAAAATGAACTTTGACAGTGAAAAATTAAATAATATAATTCATAAATATTTTAAAAATTATTTATCCGAAGAGAAACTGCAGCTATTAACCGAATCAAAAATGATTTATAGTTTATATAAATTAATATACATGGAATTATTTACCGACATCCCACATAGAATATGTAGAGATTATTTATTGTCAATGTTAGTTTTAGCAAAAAAGAATTCTATCTTTCTTTCCAAGAAAGAATCTAACAAGATTATAGAATCTATTAATAATATATTACAATTTGAGAAGAAATATAATGAACTTAAATTATAAATCCAAGTGGTTCTAATACGTTTTTAACCGCTGTTAGAACCTGTTGATCATCTCTGAGTCCGTATCTTTTTCTGCTCGAAATTTCTATTCTAGAACCTCTATTAGAAATTTCCCAATCTTTTCCGAGCGCCTGCATAATTGAATTGCTTATCATTGTCGGGATATATTTCTCAAAATTGTATCCATCAATATTTATTACATATTCGCCTTCGTGCCCGGGCGTTCCAAATCTGATATAAACCTTTTGTTCATTAAAAATTATTCTCAATTTTGTCCTACATTAATTATTACGGAGATTCAAGAATGAAATTACTAAAATTTGGTTTTAAACTTATTATGTATTCAAGATACTACTTTATTTGGTCAAAATTGTATAGATTTCTTTTTCAGAGAAAATATAAAAACGTTAAATTAAAGCACTATTCAATATTGGAAAATATTGATAAATTATTTTTAAAACTCCAGTGGCGCCAAGACGGTTTCAAAGAACTTTGGGATTCAATCGGAAGTGCAAACTGGGTTCAATATTGTCTCAATGAAATTGAGAGTGGACATCCTCAACCAAAAGGCGCCCTTGATTGTGATGATTTTTCAAATTATGCAGCCAGTGTTTACATGCCTCATTGGGGAGAGGAAGTTTATTTGTGTTCTATTGGATATAAGAAATCAGATAAAAAGATATCTGGGCATATGATTTGTATAGTTAAAAGAGAAAACGGGACCTATTCGCATTTAAGCAATTGGGGCTTATTTAATGGATTTAAAGATATTCAAAGCGTAATTAAAGATATACTTAAAAATGATAAACAGCTAATTGGTTATTCTTTAATTGACCCTAAAAGATTAAAATTGCTTAGTTGCAAAACGAGCTTATAATATATAAAGAGGTCAAAATGGACGAAGAGATTAAGGAAAACATGGCTTCTGTCACAGAATGTGTATTTGGAATTTTAGAAGAAATTAAGAATATTAATAAAAATATAGATTTGTTAATAAAAGCAGTAGCAGAAGTTGGATTAAGTGGACAAACTTATTTTCCAACTTTGCAAAATAAAGCAATATCTATGCTAGAAAGGCTTTCAAAATGAAGATACTTGAAAAAGCATTAAGTTACGACGACGTAACACTTGTTCCACAATATTCTAATATTAAATCTAGATCTGGCGTAGATTTAACAATGAAACTATATGCGCCAAGCGCAGTTTATGAATTTTCAAATCCAGTTATTTCATCTCCAATGTCCACGGTGACAGAGGATGAAATGGCCTTTAGAATGTTTATAAACGGTGGATTGGGTATAATACACAGATTTAACACAATAGAACGCCAAGTTGAATTAGTTAAATCTGCATTTGACAAATTTTACGAATGGGAACAACAGTTGCCAGAAGCAGATAAACGATATAGAAATAGTGAAGGAGCTGTAATTGCGCCAATTTTTGGCGCAGCTATTGGCGCAACTGGTGATTATATAGAGAGATTTGCCGCACTTGTACTTGCTGGTGTTAAAATAATTTGCATAGATATTGCTCACGGCGATCATATTATAATGAAGGAAGCGGTTTCAAATATTTTAGAAATAAGACCATCAGATGTGCATGTAATGGTTTCTTCAATTGCTACACCGGAAGCAATGTGCAATATTTACAAATGGGGAGCCGACTCTGGCCGAGTGGGAATTTCTCACGGGGCCAACTGTAGCACTTATTTAGCTACTGGTCACGGAATGCCAACCTTGCAGAGTTTAATAGATTGCAAAAATGAATTAACGAAAAAAACTCGTTACGGCGCTTTTGCATATGATGAGCAAAACAAATTTGGCCTAATTGCTGATTGCGGAATGCGCCACCCAGGCGATATTGCAAAGGCTTTTGCGGCTGGTGCTTCGATGGCAATGCTGGGGTCCATGCTTGCGGGCACAAAAGCCACGCCGGGGCATATTATCAAAAGCGATGATGGGCGCTGGCTCAAGGAACATCGAGGCTCTGCCAGCGAGGCAAATCAAAAACTTCGTGGAATTAAAGATCCTAAAGTAGAAGGAGTTTCAGCTCTAGTACCTTACAAAGGTAAAGTTGAAAATGTAATGAAATCTATTAAAGATGGATTACAGTCTGCTTGTTCCTATTCTGGTGTTGATAAACTGGTAGATTTACACGATAAAGCTTTATTTAGAGAAATAACAGCTTCCGGACATATTCAAGGAACTCCGCATATTTTCAATAAAAAATGAGTGAATCACCTAAAAAAAAGAAAATATTCCTAGTCAACAAGAACAATACTCTCTTCAGAGAGAGATATGAAAGAGTTAAAAAAATTCTTGAAGATAATGGCGAAGACTTAAATTCTTTCTTGGGAAATCTTCATAAATTTAAGATAGATCATAGATATTATATAAGTTCAAGAAAAAAACTTGAAACAAGAAAGCGTAATATTGTAAAAAATAGAAAAAAGATTTATGCAAAAATTAGAAGATATTTCTTAAAAAGAAATTATTGTGCATTTTTAGTTGACCCATTAATTGCGGCTAAATTTAGAATAGTTTCCATAGCAGAATTTATTAATCCCAGAATATTTATAGAAGCAATGATGAATGCCTTTATAGAAGGTGATCCGGCGTTTGTTGAATTAATGAAAAATATTAACAACTATCATAATAAAGAGGTTCTTAAGTCTAATAAAAATAGAAAAATATTTAGAAGATTAAATAAAATCAAAAAAATAAAAGATTTTTATAACATTCCACAAGAATGGTGGAAAAAATATGCAGATTTGAAAGTAGATGAGTTAGATTTTTAACTTTTAACACAAAACAAACTATTTATATGGAAATTAGGGAGAAACGTTGATGTACAAGACAACTATAAATGAAGCAACACAAAAGAGAATTTTACAGCTTGCAGGATTATCGGATTTTGAAGAAGAAGTATTAGCAGAAAGCAAAAAAAGTGCAAAAGCGTCTTCTCTTAAAGAAAATGTTTTACCTTCTGTTAAGAAAAAAGAAACAGTTTTAGATGAAGCCGAAGACCCAGAATTAGAAGAAGAACCAGAATCAGAAGAAGAGCCTGCATCGGATATTACCGATGTTGACACCGCTCCGGCATCTCCTGAACCAGAAGTTTCTGCTGGCGGCCCTCCATCTGATCCAAGTGTTTCACATACTGAAGCGTCAGAAGGATCTAACTTTGTAGATGTTGATTTTGATAGTTTTGCTGCGGGATTGGCATCACTTTTGAAAAAGAATTTTAGCGGTGTTAACTTTGCTATGCAGGTTAATGGTCAAGAAGTCTCTGAAGAGCCTGAATTGGATGAAAGTGAATTTGGTGAAGAACCATCTGTTGAAGGTTCGGAACCTCCTCTTGATTCTACTCCAGAATTTACGCCAGAATCAGAGCCAGAACCAAAATTTGAATCAAAGAAAACTAAAAATGATACAGTAAAACTTGTATATGAAGCTATTATAAAAAATCTTGTTCAAAAATCTGGTGTAAAAGTAGATAAAAACAAAAAAGCAGAAGTTAAGTTTACACCCAAAAAAAAATAATCAAAACACCAAAGAGTAAGCAATGAATAAAAGGGCATCTTTAAAAAGAAGATGCCCTTTTATTTTATCGACTTAAATGGAGCACGGTAATGACTGATAAAGTTAATAAAATTGATAAATTTTTATTAAATGAAGATAAAAATATATATATATTTGGAAATATATCAGAAAAAATGTCATTTGAAGTGGTTGCTGACTTAGTTGAATTATCTGCAAATATTGTCAATAATGGAATGATAAATCCAGAAATAACAATATTTTTAAATACAGAAGGTGGTGATCTTACAGAAATGTATGCAATTTATGATATGATTAAGTTTGTTCAAAATAAAGGAATTGACGTTTCTATAATTGGATTAGGAAAGGTGATGTCCGCCGGTCTCACTCTTCTTGGCGCAGGAACAAAGGGAAAGCGGAAGGTTTCCAAAAATACAAGACTCATGTTTCACGAAATAAGAACAGAATATTCAGGCGACATCTCAGAGCTTCGCGCAGAAATAAAAGAGTCAGACTTCGTTCAAGATCAATATCTTACTTGTCTTGTCAATGACACAAGCAAAAATAGAGCACATTATGAACAGATATTGAAAGAGCGCGTTAATCATTATTTTTCCCCAGAAACGGCAATAGAGTGGGGACTAGCAGATGAAGTTTTTGATCTAGAAGATATGCCTCCCAGAACGGTTCTTAAATCTAAAGGCAAAACATCTGTTTCGAGATCTTCTATTCGTGAAGCCGTTAAAAAAGTTCAAGCTTCTAAAAAAACAAAATGACAACCCTATAGATGTGAATATAGTTAACACGGAACATCAAAAATGGACATTAATAAAAAACCAGACAAAAAAGAAATAGCAAAAATAGTTTCCATGCTTTCTCGCGCAGAATCTGTTGAAGATGTAGCTTCTGCCCTTGAATGCTCCTCAAGAACTCTACGAAGAATATTTGCAAAAGCAAACATGTTGCCACCAGCGGCGTATCTTCCATATACCAATACAGAATTAACAAAAAATCAAAAAAGAAGAATAAGACAATTATATTCTGATTTTGGTGGAGAATTCTCTAAAGAAGAAATTGCTGCAGAATTAAGAGTTCCAATAGAAAAAGTAACAGAATACATTAAACAAGAAAAACTAACTCACAAAATTCTCCCGCTTGGCGAAAATGAGTTAAATATTCTTGACGCAGATAAAATTAAAAAATCCTTAGAAGTAAGAGAATATAAACTAAAAGCCAAGCTGGAATCTTTAACAGTGGCAAAATTACAAGAATCTGCAAATAAATGGGAAAATTGGCATGAAAGTTTTGGAAAACCATTTCTTTCTTTCTTAGAAAAACAAATTCCAAAATATAAAGTTGAAAAATTAGAATTACAACCAATTAAACCATATGCAGCCGTTCTGTCAATTCAGGATTTTCACTTTGGAAGATTGGCTTCAAAATTAGAAGTTCTTGAAGAAACAAATCTTGAAAAACAAGAAGAAGATGTCATTAAATGTGTGACAGATTTATTAAGCAAAGTTGCTCCATTTGGGACCCCAGAAAAACTATTTTTAACCATTGGCGGAGACTTTTTAAACTCTGATAATTCAAAGTTAACAACCACACACGGGACACCTCAAGACTCTCTTCCTTCTCATACAAAATTAACAATCAAGGGCTCATTGCTTCTTGTTAAAATTATAGATATTTTAAGACAATTTTTCCCGCTAATAGAACTTGTGCCCACTCCGGGTAATCACGATAATGATACCTCTGTTTCATTATATCTATTTGTTTCTGCCTGGTTTAAAGATTGTGATGATGTATTTACATTCTTTGATATGCAAGAACCAAATGTAAGAAAACGTCAATATAGATTATATGGCAATACGCTATTGGCTTTAATGCACGGCGATGGCATTCATACCAAAAATTTACCAAATATTGTTCCAAGTGAAGCAAGAAAATTGTGGGGAGAGACAACCAACACAATCATCGTGACAGGTCATCGCCATTTCAGAATATCACAAGACCTATTTGGCTCGCAACACGTCCAGGTGCCCACGCTTGCAGCCGAAGACAGATGGGGCAGCGACAAAGGCTTTCAGAATAAAAAGGGAATGAACATTATTTTAATAGATAAAGAAACAGGATTTCTCGCAGAAATAGTTTCAAACCTTTGAGGGTAATAAAATGAAGATAATTAAAATTGGATTAATAGCGTTAGCACTGTTGTTTACGTCAAATAAACCATTTGCAAGTACGCCAAAAGAAGTTTTCATTGCACAAGGTTGCAATAACTGTCATACTGTATTAGTAGAAAAAATTCCTCATAAAGAAGGTTCTGATGAAAAATCAAAAGATTTATCAAAAGTCGGACTCGACCATGATAAAAAATGGTTTGCAGGTTGGCTTTTAAAGAAAAATGAAGTAAATGGCGAAAAACATAAAAAATCATTTACCGGAACCACAGAAGAATTAAAACTTATATCAACATGGCTTGAAGGATTAAAATGAGCATTGAAATTCTAAATCCCGCAGACTGGCATTTAACACCTACGGAAAAGAGACCATGGGGAGAATTTACTGTTTTATACGAAGATGATAAATGTAAAATTAAAAAAATAACAGTAAATCCTGGTTGTAGATTGAGCTTGCAATCTCATGCTAGAAGAAGAGAATATTGGAAATTAATATCAGGAAATTGGGAAGTTGAACTATATCGTTTCCGGGTAGATTCAGAAAAATATCACCAACCTATAATTATAAAATCATCAAATATCGATGAGGAACTTGGAGTTTGTCATAATGTTTTCATTTATAAAAATGACAAACATCGTGTTAAAAACGTGACAAACGACCCTCTTGTGTTTATAGAAATTCAACAAGGAGAATATTTTGGAGAGGACGATATAATTAGATATGAAGATGATTATAATAGAGTCTAATTAACTCATGATGATTATTACACAAGAGCAACTTGAGAAAGCAAGAGATGAATTGCTATCAAAAGTAATTCATCAACAAATATTAAACGAACTCGATGCTAAAGGTATCGACAGACAATTTGCAAAGCAAAGAAACCTAAATTTCAAAAACCATGCTAAAAAGGTTGCAGAACTTGTTGCACACGGTGTTGAACCGCAATTTGTTGATTTTGCAAATGGTATAGCAAAATTCAAAATAAAATCTAGCTTTTGGAAAAAACGCAAAGGTCAACCTAATGAATATGAGATGGCAATTAGGTTTTATAATTGGGATAAATTCTTTGATGATCCACAGATGCCTTTTGCACAAAGAATTAAGCAAATGGTAAATGGAAATTTAGGCATTGCTTGCGGGTGCAACTCATTCAAATATAATTATGGGTATCAAACCTTTATTAAAGGTTCAGAGTTGTTTGACAATGGTCATTCACAATATCAACATGATATTCCTGCTCAAAAAACAAATCCAGGAAATGTAGGAATTGGATGTGTTCATCTTCATAGATTAATGAATCCATATTTTCTAAGACTGGAAGTTGTTCCAAAAATAGCAAAAAACATATTTGATAAATTACCAAAACCAACTGGCGTTTCTCCTTCTGCTACCAATAGCACAAAGAAAGCGGCAAAAGCTGGAATAAGAATAAAATAGAGGTATAAATGAAACTGTATTCTAATTCTACAGAATTCAAAAGAAAAATTGAGAATTCTGTAAATAAAATTTCTGATTATGTATTATCGACTTATGGTCCTTATGGAAAAAACGTTTTAATATCCGAGAACGGAACAACCTTCTTAACAAAAGATGGCGTTACTGTTGCAAAAGCAGTCGAATCAGAAGATTCAATTGAAAATGCTATATTGACAATTATCAAACAGGCTGCTGATAAAACTGTTAAAGATGCTGGCGATGGACCGCAGCCGCTTTATAGCAAAATTCTAACTCCAACTGGTTTTGTTGAAATGGGAAGTTTAAAAGTTGGAGACAAAATTTGCGGGACAAACAATTCGATTCAAGAAGTTGTTGACATTTTTCCAAAAGGACAAAAAAGAATTTATGAACTAAAATTTTCTAATGATCGAATTGTTGAATGTTGTTTAGATCATCTTTGGGATATTTCAACTTCATATGGCGTAAAAAAAACATTTACAACAAAACAATTGTTTGAATCCAAAATTAAAACAAAATGTTCGAATGGATATTTCAAACATAAATATTATACACCAATAACCTCTGTTGATTTTTTTGATCAACACCAAGAACTTGATCCTTTTTTGGTTGGGCTGCTTATTGGCGATGGAAGTTTGTGTTCTAATGGTAGTATCGAACTTTCTTTGAGTTTGTATCAAGAACATCTTCTTGAGAAATTAGTTTTGCCAGAAAACATAAAATTTTCATATACGAAAGATTTGGAAAAAAACTATCTTCGAGTTAAATTTTCTCGAAAAGATCGAGAGGGTCCGACTATGCACGAATACGTTCAAAGGATTGGACTCTTGAACAAAAAAAGCAGAGACAAGTTTATTCCAAAAGAATACTTGTATTCAAGTTATGCAAACAGAATGGCATTATTGGAGGGATTGATTGAGAGTGATGGCTATGTTAATGATCGAGGTTTGATTGAATATTCAACAATTAGCCCAAATCTCTGTCAAGATTTTGTTGAATTGATGAGAGGGCTGGGGAAACAAGTCAACATTTATCTTAAAAAACGAAAAGGAGATTCTTATTCGAACACTTCAATCCATGTTATTTCAGAATTGAAGGGAAACAAATACGGAATCAAATTGAAAGATATCAAAGAAACCGATCGGTATACAGAGATGATGTGTATCAAAGTAAGTAATTCTGATAATTTGTATATTACAAATGATTATATTGTTACTCACAATACGACAACGGCCATTCTTTTTGTTAGAGAATTTGTTAAAATAATACAATCAACATTGTCAGCGTTCCAACACATTCCTTCTACTGAAATTTATAATAAATTTCAAGAAATTCTAAAAAGCATCTTTAAAACATTGGAGATATCAGCGATAGACATTGAAAGTAAAAAAATGCTTAGAGATGTAGCGTTTATGGCGTCTAACGGTGATAGTTTAATTGCAGATTTAGTATCTGACTTAATTGACGCTGTTGGTGTTTCTGGTTCAATTTCTATTAAACAATCAAAATCTGAAAAAACTTCTATTAAAATCATGGAAGGAATGAAGCTAAATTCATCAGTTGCTTCAACTTTGTTATTAAATGATTTAAACGAGAAAAAGGTTTTAAATGATTGTACGGTGGTTGTAAGCAACACCAAGATTGCTTACACTGATGAAATACTAAGACTGCTCGCTAACTGTGTAGAAAATAAGAAATCACTTCTTTTTATTTGCCCAGATATGGATGAAAAAGCGCTTTTAACCATTATTGCAAACGTCCAAAGAAAGGCAATTGAAGCCTGCGTTATCTCGCCTTCTTATCTTGGAAACGAAAAATTAGATGCTCTTGAGGACGTTTCTCTGTTATGCGGAACCGTTGTCAACGCGACTCAGGAGCTTGAAAAAACATCGTGGGATTTATGGGGTTTTTGCAAATCTGTAGAAATCACAAAGACATCAACATTGTTAATTGACGGCAAGGCGAGCCCAGCGCATTTAGACGCGGCGCTCGCCTCGCTACGTGGTGCCCTACGAGACACCGAAGACGAGAGCCTAATAAAGCGCCTAAATGCGCGAATCGCACGGCTCACGAGCACGCTCGGCGTGCTCTACGTTGGCGGAGCCACGCAAGCGGAAATAACAGAAAGAAAACATAGAGTAGAAGATGCACTTGAATCATGCCACTCTGCAATGAAAAAGGGTATAGTTCCTGGTGGCGGCAGCTCATTATTGCTTGTTTCTTCTGTTTTAAAAAATAATAAAGATGACGTTCTAACGTCATATGTAAAAGATAGAGTAATAGAGCTGCTAAAATCTCCATCAAAAACGCTGTATGGAGATAAAAATTGTCTAGGCCCACTTCCAGACGATCATAACGCAACAGAGAATCTTCTCAAGATTAATTCTTTGCTCGATCTTAGAACCAATGAATTTATTAATCCAATAGAAGCTGGATTGGTTGAATCTGTTTGGACTATTCAAGCAGCGATGTCAAATGCGTTTTCTGCTGCGTGGGTATTAGTAAATTCTTTCGGAGCTATAATAGGAGTTTGAGCATGAGTGAAAAACCAAAACAAGTTGAACTTAAATTATATTATTCAGATATTGAATACGTTGTTGATTTTATTAAATCACAAGACCCATTTATGAAAATATTTTCTGACTTTCAAGATTTAAAAGAATCAAGAGATTTAGGTGAGTTCATTAAAGCATATGAAAAGTTTTTAAAATCCTGGGATATTACCGCGCAACACATTAACAATATTCTTTTGCTTTGTGAATCCTATTTAGAAACAAAAGAATATGAACATGAAGATAAGATTCAAGATAAATGAGAAAATTTTAATTGATATTCCACAAGAAAGACGTTTT